TCATCGCGCGGGTTATCTACGAGTATATGCCCGCTGAATATGCGTATATGGAAGATGAAGAAGGGGAGGCGTTTAGCCGTATCTCGGACTTTGATGGCCGTATTGACGTTATTCCTGTCTCTGATCCTAACGCCGCTACAATGGCACAGCGTGTGGTCCAGTATCAGTCGGCGCTCCAGCTGGCACAGCAGGCTCCACAGCTCTACGACATGGGTAAGCTGCACCGCCAGATGCTTGAGGTTCTTGGTATTCAAGACGCCGACGACATTATCAAGCTACCAGACGATATTAAACCGGCTGATCCAGTCACCGAGAACATGGCGATGCTCAAGCAGGAACCTGTGAAAGCGTTCGCGTATCAGGACCACGATGCCCATATTCAGGTACACATGGCTATGTCCCAAGACCCGAAAATCCAACAGATGGTCGGACAGTCCCCGTTTGCAAGCGCTATCCAGAGCAGTATGGCCTCACACCTTACCGAGCACATCGCTATGCAGTACCGTGTCGAGATTCAGAAACGTCTTGGCGTAGAGCTTCCTGACCCAGAGGCTCCGTTGCCCGAGGATATGGAGCGTGAGGTGTCTCGCATGACCGCGCTTGCTGCAGAAAAGCTGCTCAAGGGTAACCAAGCTGAGGCTGCCCAGCTGCAGGCGCAGCAGCAGGCTCAAGACCCGCTCACACAAATCCAGAAGGCAGAGCTCGAGCTTAAAGCTCGTGAAGTTAAGCTGAAGGAAGATCAGGCGAAGCACCGTGCCTTGATCGAAGTAGAAGAACTCAAAATCCGCGCGGTCACGACTGCGGGCGATCTCGAGCTCAAGAAGGAACGCCTCGATGCAGAAATGCAGCGAGATGCAGCAAACGTCAGCGCACGTCTGGCCGCTCAACTTGACACCAACTCTCGGAAAGAGAAGACAGAAGGTGCCAAACTGGGCGTGAAGATAGCCACTGATTTAGCTAAGGGAGTAGGCAATGGACGAACTACAAGTTCTAAAGATTAAAATTCGTGAGTATCGAGAGCAACTTAAAGACTACCTCGCTGCAGGGTCCGTAACCGATTACGCCGGATACCAGCGAATCGTTGGGCGCTTAGACGCGTTTAACGCAGTTGAAGAAGACCTCGATGAGATGACGGAACGGAATATGGAGCTGTAATGGCTCCATTAACCTCGGGTGATCCGAGGCAGGCCACGGCGGGCCGCAACCGCTGCATGACAAGGGAAGCATATGTATAAAACGACTCCTATGGATGAGAACCTCATCCACAAACTACCCGAACCAAAAGGCTACCGGGTACTTATCGCCATCGCAGAGGTCGAAGATAAGACCGAGGGCGGCGTGTATATGCCTGATAGTTTGAAATCCGCGGAATCTACAGCGTCAATCATCGGCTTTGTGCTGAAAGTTGGAGCTGAAGCATACGCGGACGCAACGCGGTTTCCTACGGGACCGTGGTGTAAAGAAGGTGATTTTGTAATCTTCCGCTCGTACTCTGGAACTCGCTTTAAGATTGGCGGGAAAGAGTTTCGCATTATCAATGACGACACCGTGGAAGCCGTCGTAGACGATCCACGCGGCTATACAAGGGCTTAAGCTATGAACACTATCGCACGCGCAGAAGACCAAACAGACGGCCTGACGGTTGATCTGGATGACGATGACGGATTTGAAGTTGAAATTATCGACGACGTCCCCGAGGCGCAGAAGCCTCGCCTCCCTGAGGATCACAAGGCAGACCTGCCTGACGATGACGAAGTCGAGAAATACAGCGAGTCGGTACAAAAGCGCATCAAGCAGCTGAAATTTGAGTACCACGAAGCTGAGCGGGCTAAGCAAGAAGCCATTCGCATGCGCGAAGAGGCTATTAACTACGCCCAGAAAGCCGCTGAAGAGAACAAAAGTCTAAGTGACCGGCTGTCAAAAGGCCAGACAAGTGTCGTGGAGAGCGCCAAGGCTCGCTACTCGTCTGAACTGGAACAGGCTAAGCGGGACTATAAGACGGCCTATGAGGCCGGAGATTCCGACGCGTTGCTTGAGGCGCAGCAGAAACTCACTCGCGCTCAGCACGGCTTGCAGCAAGTCCAGAACTACCGCCCGCAGCCAATTCAGCCCCAGTACGGACCGGATCAGCTGCAGAAAGCGGCTCAACAGTACGCAAAAAGTCCCGCTCTTGACCAGCAGCAGCGGGCTTGGCTCTCTGACAATGATTGGTTTGGTAAGGATGAGGAGATGACCGGGGCGGCTTACGGTCTTCACGAGAGATTGGTACGGAGTGGTATTGATCCAAACACTAAAACGTATTATGATAAGATTAACGAAGGGATGCGCAAGCGCTTCCCGGAGAATTTCGAAGGCTCCGCGCAAGAGGTCAATGCGGCTCCTAGGAAAACAGCCAACGTGGTGGCTTCCGCTGATCGAAGCGGAAAAAATCCACGCAAGATTAAATTGACCTCAACTCAGATTTCTCTCGCCAAGAGACTGGGTTTGACTCCTGAACGCTATGCGGCGCAACTACTTAAGGACCAGAGAAATGTCTGATCGGACCCCACGCACCCAAGAAACCCGCGAGTCGGGTGAACGCACTAAAAGATGGACCCAACCTTCGGCTCTACCCACCCCCGAACCTCGCGAAGGCTTGAGCTTTCGTTGGATTCGCACATCTACATTAGGTGAGGCAGATAACCGTAACGTTTCCATGCGTTTTCGTGAGGGCTATATTCCCGTGAAGGCTGAAGACCATCCCGAACTCATGATTATCTCGGACGTGGATTCACGTTTTCGGGGCAATATTGAGGTTGGCGGACTGCTTCTGTGTTCTATCCCGACCGAAATTGTGGAGGATCGTACCGAGCAAATGAGCCAGAAAGCTAGACAGCAGATGGACTCAGTTGATCGTAACTACCTCCGTGAATCTGATCCGCGTATGCCTGTTCTGAAACCAGAGCGCTCGTCGCGGACGAATTTTGGCAAGTAATTGCTGACTAACGCACTAAGGAGACTACCATGGCTACTACTGCCGCTCCCTACGGGCTGAAGCCCGTAAAACGTGCCGATGGCCTGCCGTATTCTGGGGCAACGTCCCAGTATCTGATCGACCCTGCTGGGGAGGCAACAAACCTCTTCAACGGTCAAGTCGTTCATATCGGCGCTGATGGCTACATCGCACTTTCAACCGCAACCGGTGCCGACGGCACTACAAACGCATTGCCAACCGGCACGACCCTCACAGGTTCGCTGGGTGTCTTTATGGGTTGTGAATATGTCAACGCGCAGGGACAAGTTATCTTCTCCCAGTATTACCCTTCAGGTACTGCCGCGCCAACTGGCACATCCATCAAAGCGTACGTTGTAGACGATCCGATCGTACTGTTCCAAGTACAGCTGGACGGCGCTGCCGATCAGTCTGATATTGGCGCAAACACGTTCTTCGCTGCAGCGCAGAGTACATCCACTGGCAACACTGCCACGGGCAACTCTACATCTGCAATGGATGCCACCACTGTGACCACAACTGCGGCTTTCCGCATTGTATCCGCAGTTTCGCCGATCGGGGACGCGTTTCCAGACGTTCTGGTCAAGTTCAACCCCGGCTACAGCAGCATGACCAATGCTGTTGGCCTGTAAGGAGGGCTAAAACATGGCTATTTCACGCGCCCAGCTCCTAAAAGAGCTTCTCCCGGGTCTTAATGCGTTGTTTGGTATGGAGTATGACTCCTACGAGAACGAACATTCGGAACTCTACGAAACTGAAAACTCCGAGCGTTCGTTCGAAGAAGAAGTGAAACTTTCTGGCTTCGGTGCTGCACCGACAAAGGCAGAAGGCTCCGCGATTTCTTACGACAACGCGCAAGAGTCGTTCACTTCTCGCTACACGCACGAGACAGTTGCGATGGGTTTCTCTATCACTGAAGAAGCGATGGAAGATAACTTGTACGACTCGCTCTCCGCGCGTTACACCAAAGCACTTGCTCGTGCGATGGCGTACACAAAGCAGGTCAAGGCGGCCTCGCTGCTGAACGCAGGGTTTGACACGTTCAACTCTGGTGACGGTGTCACACTGTTCAGCACTGCTCACCCAACAGTGGCAGGCGGCACCAACTCTAACCGTCCGGGCACACCTGCTGACTTGAACGAAACTTCGCTTGAGCAGGCAGTCATCGACATCGCTGCCTACACTGACGAGCGCAATCTGCTCATCGCGGCTCGCCCGCGTAAGCTCATCGTTCCACCTGCGCTTATGTTCGTAGCGACTCGTCTTCTTCAGACAGAGCTCCGCGTTGGCACTGCCGACAACGACCTCAACGCTCTGAAGTCCAACGGTTCGATCCCTGAAGGTTACCGTGTAAACCACTACCTGACGGATAACGACGCTTGGTTCATGACGACTGACATCCCTAACGGCATGAAGCACTTTGTGCGTACTCCGTTGTCAACGTCTATGGACGGCGACTTCGATACAGGTAACGTCCGTTACAAAGCGCGCGAACGCTACTCTTTCGGCGTTTCCGATCCGCTTGGTATCTACGGTTCTCCGGGCGCTGCGTAAGCACTGCTTAGTGGACTAAAGAGAGGGGCTGCACAGAAATGTGTGGCCCTTCTTCTTTTCTTCTTAATGTAGTATACTGCCCATAAGCATAGGTCCCTCCCATGACTATGCTGTGAGAGGGGCTGTACACCTCCCGGTATGGCCCCTCTTTCTTTTTATTACGTTGTGGTGTATTCTCGCATTATCCCTGACAGCCGCATGATGTGGCTGACACTTACCCCGACAGGAGATTTCCATGGGTTCGTCAACTTTCTCTGGACCAGTAGTGTCCACTAATGGCTTTACCGGCGACATCACAGGTGATGTTGTAGGCGCCATCCAAGTCCCAACATACACAGTAGCTACAGCTCCTGCTGCAACAAGCATCGCAGGGACTCTAGTCTATGTATCCGATGGTGCCGCTGGCGCCGCAATCTTGGCGTTCTCCGACGGTACTGACTGGAAGCGGTCTGATACCGGCGCCACTATTTCGGATTCGTAGGTGAATTATGGGTATTATCCCTAAAAACCCGCCAAGCAAGGCCGAGCTGGATCGCCGCGTAGCGGCGCCAGTAAAGCCTACACAGGTACCAGTGGTTAAGAAGCCCGCTAAAAAAGGTGATGACAAATGAGCTGCACGGTACACGCAGTCACGGTCACGGCTACCGGCGAGGCCTACGGCGGCCGAGCACGTCTTAAAGGGGTGTACTATGTAAACCCCGCATCAGCAGGCAGCATCGTCATTCGAGACGGCGGGGCTTCTGGCACGGTTCGGTTGGATATCGCTACTCCTGCTGTGGCGGGTCAGAGCGACTTGATGATCCCTGATGACGGCATTTTGCATTCGGATGATATGCATGTGACACTTACAAACATCACTTCCTGCACGTTGATTTACGAGTAGACTCGTGGCTGAAGGTAAGTCACCCAGCAAAAAAGACCCCCGCCTTGCTAGGGTGGGGGTATTGGCAACGTAAGGACTAAGTAATGGCTGTCGTCGTACCCGATCTACCCGAGTTATTTGAGGAGGCCTACGAGCGCGCAGGCCTTGAGCTTCGTTCTGGGTACGACTTAAAGACCGCCCGTCGGAGCCTAAACCTGCTCACGCTTGAGTGGCAGAACCGTGGACTTAACCTGTTCACGATCGAGTCGGGTACGCAAACCCTAACGGCGGGCACCGCAGCATACACTATGCCTGTTGATACGATTGATCTGATTGAGCATCAGCTGCGTACTGGAGATGGTACAAACCAAGTGGATACATCGCTTGAGCGTATCAGCGTATCTACCTACGCTCAGCAGACTAACAAGAACACCGCAGGGCGCCCAACCCAGATTTACGTCGCTCGCAACGTAGGTGACGTGACCATCACGGTATGGCCTGTGCCTGACACTACTACGACGTACACGTTATCCTACTACCGCCTCAAGGGCATCGACGGGCTGGCGTCTGGTGTCGGGGCTACCGCATCCGTACCTCCACGGTTTGTGCCTGCATTGGTGTCGGGGATGGCCTACCAGCTCGCTATGAAGAAGCCAGACGCTTCATTCCGTCTACCGCAGCTCAAAGCGGAGTACGAAGAACAGTTCGCATTGGCTGCCGGTGAAGACGAAGATCGCTCCTCATCGCGGTTTGTGCCTTATATGGGGCCGATCTAATGCCCCGTGCGGCTGGAAAACAGGCCTTCGGGTACTGCGATAAGACCGGGTTTCGCTACCA